CTGAGAATTAACTGAGTGCCCCCCTAATGGTAGACACTTGGGGGATAGTCTGTCCAAGATTAAACCTTTAATTTATAGTTAGACAATTAAGGGCATAGTGTCTACCCACTCAATAGAGACAAATACCTTTGTCGATAAGTAGATTTGTCGACAAATCGATAAGTCGATAAGTCTATTTGACCCTAGAGTCTTTTAACTGGGGCCCCTATACATATTATGTCTCCCGTATAAATTTTCTGTTATATGGGGCCCATATGCCCTGTGAGCAGGGCTTTTATATATATCAGTTGCGGCTAATAAAAATATATTAAGATAAGTTGTTCGGTTTTAGTACTTTGAACAGGTTATCTATTATGTATATAATACATAACGGAGTCGCTCCGTTTAAGACTCCGCGACTCTTATATATAATAATATAATATATATATTGGGATAGTTATACCCGTTTACTGACGGGTGTTTAATGTGGGTTTATAAGGGGATATAACTGATGGGACGCAAGCCTGGAAAGATAGATATCTCCAAGAAGGAAGCCCAAGAACGGGTTCTTCTGACTCTGGCCGAGGGTTCGACTATTGTAGCCGCTATGACCTCTGTAGGACGCAATGAAGTCACTTACCGCCAATGGACAATGAATGACCCTGAGTTCAAAGAGCGTGCCGAGAAGGCCCGTCTAGAGGGCAAGGGCATCAGGGCTGACCTAAAGGACATCAAGGAGATTTCATTCCCTGACTTCTCCGAACAGTTCCTAGATACTAAACTCTTTGAGCATCACCTTGACTGGGTAGATTTGATTGAGGGACGCGAGCCCCGTTGGGTTCACCCATCGATGACCTACGAGCCAGGTGCTGCCAATCGTCTACTGATTAACGTACCACCTGAGCACGCCAAGTCTACCGTCATTACGACTAACTATGTCGTTTACAAGATTGTGACCAATCCTAACGCCAGAGTTATTGTAGTATCAAAGACCCAGGGTATGGCACGCAAGTTCCTTGGTGCAATTAAAACAAGATTAAGTCATCCAGCCTATACCAAGTTACAGGTGGCCTTCGGCCCCAGCGGTGGTTATAAGGCTGATGCAACCCAATGGTCAGCCGATATGATTTATCTAGGCACAGGACGTGACTCTGGCGAAAAGGACCCTACCGTACAGGCACTGGGTTTTGGTTCTCAGATTTACGGTGCACGTGCGGATTTGATTATCCTAGATGACGTTGTGATGGGTTCCAACGCCCACGAGTGGGAGAAGCAGATTGAGTGGCTTCAGAAAGAAGTTATCACTCGTCTAGGCCGTCACGGTAAGTTAGTTATCGTAGGCACCCGTGTGCAGCCAATTGACCTGTACAAGATGATTCGTGACCCTGACCAGTGGACTGGCAACAAGTCACCCTTTACTTACTTCTCACAACCTGCCGTACTAGAATTTGACGAAAAGCCTGAGAACTGGAAAACTCTCTGGCCTAAAACAACACAACAAGAAAACGAGATTGACGAGCCTGATGCCGATGGACTTTATCCGAAATGGGATGGACCCTCTTTATTTACGCGCCGCTCTGAAGTTGCGCCATCTGTCTGGGCTATGGTCTACCAACAAGAAGACGTCCAAGAAGACTCTATATTCTCGCCAACAATCGTTGCAGGATGTGTTAACGGTATGCGAAAGCGCGGACCGCTTAAACATAATACTCCAGGGCACCCACAGCACATCGACGGAACCTACACGGTAATTGGCTTTGACCCTGCCGTATCTGGTCGTTCTGCTTTCGTCGCCGTCACCTACAACCGCGGCGACGGTAAGATTTATGTTTTAGATTGTGTCAACATGGTTGACCCTACTCCTCAAAAAGAGACAGCGCTCATTCATGAGTGGGTTGAGAAGTATAAACCTCAAGAGTTCAGAGTCGAAATCAACGCACACCAGAAGTACTATGCTATGGATGGTGACCTGCGCAACTATTTGGCTTCGTACGGTTGCCAGTTAAATTCACACTTCACTGGCAAAAATAAGTGGGACGTATCTTTCGGTGTAGCCTCTATGGCTAGCCTCTTTGGAAGCACCCGTGATAGTCGCTTCCAAGATAACAACTTAATAGAGATTCCAAGCAATGAAGGCTCTGAGGGATTAAAGTCCCTTGTACAGCAACTCATTACCTGGAAACCAGATACAAAAAACCCAACAGACTGTGTAATGGCTTTATGGTTTGCCGTTATCCGTGTGCGTGAACTGATGCAACAATCTTCACGGGTTGGTCAATACCAGACAAACAGATGGGCTACGCGTCAGCAGAAAGCATCACGTGGTTCAATACAATTAGATGAAGCCTTTGCCTCACAATGGGCAGAGCAATACGGATAAGGATAATACTATGGCAGGAAAATCAGTTAAGGTTGTAGCAGCAACATCTGATGCCGCTCGTGCTAACGCAAATATTAAAGAATCTTTAAGACTTCACAATGTACAGTTCCCAAAGAAGCCTGCTAACCCATCAAAAGGGAAAGTAGTAAAAATCAACAGCAATCCTGTTCGTACTACTTCTGGAATCTCAGGTAAGGGTGGAGCCAATGTTGGTAAAGTTTTTAAGCCAATGGGTGGCGGTATGGGAATGTTCGGCTTACCAAAGAATAAATAATTTTTCAATACTAGGTTAGGATAACAATGGCAAAGTCAGCAGACGCCGCAAGAGCACAAGCAGCAAAAAGCGCAGCAAGCAAGAAGGCAACTTACGGAGGTTCTGCAAAAGATACCTCTGTTAATTTTGGTACAAATAAATTTAATCTAACAACTGCGCAAAAGAATGAACTCAATCGCATGGCAGCAAAGATTAATAAGACTGGCGTTTCAAGAGTGACACTTCGAGGACATGCCGACTCACGTGGTGGTGTAGATAACATGGCACTATCAAAGAATCGCGCTAAGGCTACAGCAGAGTACCTTAAGTCAAAAGTCAAGAATCCTGATGTAAAGTTTGTTGTAACTGCTGCAAGCACTAAAGAACCAATTGCTTCTAATAAAACTGTCAGGGGAATGTCATCTAATCGCAGAGTAGATATTATCCTTCCAACACCGCGTGTTAAGGCTAAAGGTGGACCTGGTCTTGCCGTTGGTAAAGGTAGAGGACCATTTGGTGGTTCAGCAGATAAGCAATTTGGATAATTTTTAAAACTACGTTAGGACAACAATGGCAATCTCTCCAGAATCGCAACGCATCATTGATGAACTGCGTGCAGCAAAATCATGGCCTAAGTCTGATGCCAAACGTATGGCTAAAGTTCAACAAGAATCACGCTTAAAAGATATCAAACGTATTAAAACAAGAGTAAGCCCACTTAAAAGTGGAGGACTCGCTGGCCCAATTGGTATGGGTGGCGGATTCCCTAATGAATTAAACAAGTAAGGACTACAATGGTATTATCAATGGAACAGGTAGCAGCAAGAGTTGACTCTTTACGCTACCGCAACGGTGAGCGTGATGCTCGCAACCTTGATGTTCTTGCCGTACGCCGAGGAAAAATTGCTGAAGTCTATCCTGATTTCTTCCCAGATGGTGTCGACGCTAACGTAGTTGCTAACTTCATTGATATTGTAGCCCGTGACTTATCAGAAGTCATGGCTCCACTGCCTGCAGTTAACTGTTCTGCTGCTAACTCTGTCACCGATAAGGCTCGTGCCTTTGCTGACAAGCGCACACGCATTGCATCTAACTATTTTCAGCACTCTGACCTGTCAGTACAGATGTACTCAGGTGCAGATTGGTACATCACATACGGTTTCGTTCCTTTCATTATTGAATTGGACGAAGAAGCAAGCCTGCCACGTATCCGCGTAGAAAATCCTATTGGGGCTTACCCAGAATTTGACCGCTACGGACGTTGTGTGGCATTTGCAAAGCGATACATAATGACATTGGGCGAACTCGTCACGCAATTTCCTGAATACGATAGGGAACTCCTTGGTGGCTTTGGCTACAAGCAGGACCTTAATGCTCAGATTGAGATGATTCGTTATTATGACAAAGACCAATCAATCATTTATATTCCTAGCAAAGACAACCTAGTTTTATCAAAGGCTAAGAATCCTCTTGGTAAGATGATGGTAGTAGTAGCACGTAAGCCATCCATTGATGGAGAACTTCGTGGACAATTTGATGATGTTCTTGGTATCCAATTACTACGCAATCGCTTCGCATTACTTGCTATGGAGGCTGCAGAGAAATCTGTACAGGCTCCAATCGTACTTCCACAGGATGTACAGGAATTACAACTTGGTGGAGATGCAGTCATTCGCACTGCTAACCCAGCAGGTGTACGCCGCGTAGAACTTACACTTCCACAAGGTGCATTTACTGAACAGCAACTACTTAGCCAAGAACTTCGCGTTGGTACTCGTTATCCTGAGGGACGAACAGGTAACATTGACGCCTCTATTGTTACTGGTCAAGGCGTTCAGGCTCTTATGGGAGCCTTTGATACTCAGGTTAAATCTGCTCAAGCAATCTTTGCGTCAACACTTCGTGATGTAATTCAGATTTGTTTTGAAGTTGATGAAACAATTTTCCCAGAAGAAAAAACTATTCGTGGAGTAGATTCTGGTTCTCCATATGAGATTACATACAAGCCATCAAAGGACATCAAGGCTGATTACTCAGCAGATGTTCGCTATGGAATGCTTGCTGGTCTTAACCCAGCACAGGGTCTTATCTTTATGCTACAGGCTCTTGGTGGTAAACTAATCAGCCGTGATATGGCTATGAGAGAACTTCCATTTACTGTCAACGTTACACAAGAATTAGAAAAGATTGAAATCGAGGATATGCGTGCAGCATTACTCGGTTCACTTACCGCCTACACTCAAGCGATTCCACAGATGGCAACTCAAGGCCAGGACGCTTCTGAAGTAGTACGTAAGATTGCTGCTGTGATTAAAGCACGCCAAAAGGGACAGGCACTTGAGGACGCAATTGAAGCGACCTTTGCTCCACAGCAGCAGACAGTTCCTCCTGCTGGCACACCACAAGCGGTTGAGCAACCGTCCCCTGCTCCCGAAGGCGTTCCAGCAGGAGGCGCTACACCTACCGAAATGGGTGGGCAAGCAGCACCAATGCAAGAACAACCGCCAGCAAGTCTACAAAGTTTATTATCATCTCTTAGTGGACAAGGTTCGGCAAACGCAAGCGTAAGAACTATTACTCGACGATAAACTAGGTGGGGACAATGACAACAATCATAGGTGTACAAAGCACAGAAGGTTGTGTCATAGTAAGTGATTCTCTTGTAGTAGCAGATGGAAAAATTTATAACCATCCTGACATGGTAAAGGCAGTTGAACGTGGAAGTTACATTATTGGTGGTGCTGGTGACTATCGTGCTTTACAAGTGGTACTACATGGGTGGATTCCACCAGTAGTAACAGTAAAAGCAAAATTAAATCTTTATGAGTTTGTAATTAATAAAGTTGCTCCATCATTAAAACAGACGCTAACTGAATCTGGAATTGAATTTACCAAAACAAATGATAGTGAAGACAATAAGTTTGAACTTAGTCTTATTATTGGAATCAATGGTAGTTTATTTGAAATCGATAGCGATTTTGCAGTAGCAATGAACAACACAGGTCTTTATGCAATTGGTTCTGGTGGTGATTATGCACTGGGTGCATTACATGCAGGAGCATCTGCACTAGAGGCAATAGAAATTGCAGCAATTAATAACAATGGAACTTCGGCTCCATTTCACATTCTTGAACAATATATTAAGTAGGAGGAATTATGGCAGGAACACCAGGTAACAGCGGCGGTAATCGTCCTGATGCACCTCAAAACAATCCAGCAAATATTTCTGCTACAGGTGGCAATGGTCAAAGCGGAACACAGGCACCAATGTATATGCCAGGTCTTGGCTATGGCGAAGGTGGCCAGAACATGGCTAACCAAGGTTCTGCAGCATTAGCAGGAAATCCTAGCGCAGCAGTAGCATCACAATCTGCATCAGCAGCGCCACAACTTCCACCAGTAATTGGACTTGACCAGCCAACTGAACGACCCGACCAAGTATTAACATACGGTGCTGATTCTGGACCTGGACCAGACTCTTCTGTTTTAAATTTACCAGCAATGGCTACACCTCAGGTTGAAACTCCTATTCAGATTGTTCAAGCGCTTTATATGCTTGACCCAACTAATCAAGATTTGCGATTTGTTTTGGAAGGTCTTTCTAATCAGGGGCGTCTATAAATATGGCGAATCTTCCTAAAATAAAATTAGACGCTAATGGCTTGCCAGTAATGGTAGGAGTAGAAGAGCGCATCACTACACAAGACCAGGCTGACTACACTGACCTACAAAAGAGCATGTCTCTTATTACTGGTATCGATGGTTATAATGCACGTAGAATGTTTGCTCAAAATCCTGAAGCCTCTGCTGGTTTAATCACTGGACTTGCACGGCAAGGTGCCCTTGCTTCAAATCCTATCATTACTACTCTTGCACAAATTGACAAGATGACACAGGATAAGCGCAAAACCGAGGCTGTAATTGCTAGCAATAAGATTTCAACTGAAAAGTTTAATAATACACCTTTGGGTGTACTGTGGTCAGGTCTTAAAGGTGCAAGCAGAATAGCAGCAGTTGTTGGAAATACAGTTGTTGAGACACTTACAGCACCATTACGTTCTGCAATTGATGAGTTTAATCAAGTTAAGACTCAAGGTTCTTGGCAAGATGCATTCAAGTGGGGTGGAGCAACAGGAGAAACAAAACCTGGTGAAATTCTTAAGAGCATACCAGGACAACTTACAACATTTCAAATTGCAAAGCAACTCGTACAAGATGGAAAAGTTGACCTTGGTGTAGGATTTTTTCCTAATGAAGAGACAGGCGCAGCCGCTGCTTCTCGCAAAGAGCAGATAAAACTTGCAAAGGTTTCATTTAAGCAAGGCGGAGAAACATACTACCGCCCATATTCTTTGTTTGACCCTGCAGCATATGTAATAACGGGTGGACATCCAGAGTCTGCAGCAGCACGTGTTATCACTGCACTCGGTGAAATAGGACTATCGGTTGCTGCTGACCCATTCCTAGCGTACGGCAAACTTGCTAAGGCTACCGCTGATGCCAAAAAAGTAATGGAAGCATCTAGTGGAATTAAAGCAGCCAAGGCTGCTAAGCAATATTCAATTCTTGAATCACAACTCAAGGCTATGAAGGCTAAGACTGAGGCGTCTTTGGTTTCACTTAAAGGTGCTAAGACTGCAATTCAAACAGAAAAGTATTCAGAAGCATACCTGAAGAACTTCCAGAATCTAGCACGTATTGAAGATGAGTTCAAGAATATCCAAATTGACTACGATGGAATCTCAACATTTCTATCTGGCGAAAAAGGTTCACACATCATCGACGCAATTGCTAACGAAGATGACTGGCTTAAGATTCAGAAGATGGCTAAGGGACGCTTTACTGCTGATGAAGCAGTTGCATTGTCTAAGGCAAACACACGTGAAGATGTTCTTCGCACAATTGCGCCATTCATTGCAGATGGTGAACCACTACAGCGTGCACTAGAGAATGGCACACGTACTGGTCGCGCTCTTAAGGGTGTTACAGAAAGCGCAACAAACAGTGCCGCTGGTCGTGCACTTGCTGATGCATTTGAAACTGTGCTGCCTAAGGGTGACCGCGTCCGTGCAATGAATTCTATTCGTGGCGCATCAGCCCAGGCATTTAATCGCATGCCACTTCATGATAAGATTTTAAAGATTGCAAATGAAGTCCACATGTTTGGACGCAAGTATGGTGCACTACTGCCACAGGCTGGTGGTACACTTATTCACCTTGATAACAAGGATGAACTACTTGCTGCTGTAAACAATGTTGGTCGCTACATGAAACTTGACAAAGCGGTACTAGATAACATTTTGACTGAGGTTGCTACTGCAGCAGACAAGTCAAAGGCTGGTATCACTGCAACATCTAAACTCTTTAATGTAATTTTTGACAAGTATGCACCTGAATTTACAGGTGAGCAACTTGATTTATGGAAGCAAGCAACTCGAGTATTCGAAACTGAGCGTCTTAACATGTCCGCATACTGGGCAGAGCAGCACGCCAAGGGTGCAGACATCACATTTGCAGTCATTGGTGGAGAAAAAGTTAATCTTCATAGCGCTCACTTGGATTCAGAACTGCTTAACACGTTTGTGTTCATTCCAGACCCTAAGGCAATGCAGGACTTTATCACAACATCTAAAAAGTTTGCTGGATTAAAGTTAGGAAAAGGTGTAGTTCTAGCAGAACACGCACTATCTGACATTAATAGCCTGTGGAAGAAGTCGGTTCTCGTTCGCCCTGCTTACATTAGCCGCAATATTATTGAAGAACAGATTCGTGTGTTTGGAACAGGACATATTTCCTTCCTAAATCACCCACTTTCTGCTATGGGCATGTGGCTTGGTCGCCCAGGTGGTTCAAAATGGAAGCAATTATTAAATCAATTTGATACCGTCAAGGATAATGTGTACGGAAAGTCCTTTAAGATGGGCTCATCCGCAGAAGAGTTTGCAGCAGCAGAGATTGCTGGTGATTTAGGTAACGACTATGTTGCTTTTATGGCTGATGCTATGTCAGGTATGGGTGGCGACGGTGAGATGAGCAAGATTGTTAAGTCTCTTGGCTACACAAAGGAAGTCTTTGGACATCCTAACTGGTGGGCAGGCTTCTCAAGCCAGGTTCGCATCCTACACAACTCAGAGTTTGTGCGTAAAGTAATCGGAACTAAGCCTGGCAAGGAACTTGACACAGTTAACTACTTCCTAAAGGGTGATGGCCGTAAGACTCTTGACCGTTTCTCAGCATCTAAGTCTGAACAGTTCAGGAACTGGGTTAATACCGAAGATGGTTTATTGAATTTCCTATTCAAGGGAGTCAATGATAAGGGTGAACAGGTATCTGTCCTTGCTCGTGTAGAAGAACTATCAGGTCGTGGTGCAGGTTCACAACTAATTAAAGAACTTTTGGTTAAAGGCCAGGTAATGGTAGGGCAAACCCTTGTTAAGATACCAACTGGCAAAGATATTGCTCAAGCAACACTAGAGGCCCAGAAGAAGGGCCTAAAGGGCAAGCGCGTAAAGATTGACCTACATAAGGACTTTACTAAAACATTACAACAAACATTTGCTGATACTGGCAATTGGGATAACATTCTGATGACAGTACCCAAGAGTGCTGTAGTTGGAGGCGTATCAAACGCTAAGATTGTAGAAGCGATATCGCAAAAATTCTTTGATGTTGCTGTAAGATTTGAAAAGACTACAACTATGGGACCTGAATGGCGTCAATCATACTGGGATGCAATCCATGATTTGTCTGGTTCTCTTAATGCTAAGGCATTAAAGGAACTTAGAGACAGCGCTCCTAAGAGTTTATCTCCATTAAAGAACCCAATTACTGGCGCACAGATTGGCAAGCAGCACAAAGCATGGCGTGCACTTGATGTAGCAAACGGTAACGGTCCTTTAACGCTAGATGAAGCGCACGAATATGCAGTTAAGTATGCAAATAGAGGCGTAGCAGAACTATTCTATGATGCTTCAAAGCGTAACTTGCTATGGCATCAACTGCGTTTAGTGGCACCATTTGGTCAAGCCTGGGAAAATACAATGAAGGCCTGGGGCAAGATTGCCCTAGATAACCCTACGGAAATCTACAAGGTTGGTAAGATTGGCGACTGGTTGTCATCACCTGAATCATCAGCACTATATGAGTTGACAGATGCACGCGATTACTACGACCCAAATCAGGGATTCTTCTTTGGAGACCCAATGACTGGTGAACGTAAGTTCTTTGTACCGTTTGCAAGCAGTGCATTGAATGCGCTACAGGGCATAATGCCTGGTGCATCTGAGGCTCGAGTCTCTGGTCCATATGCATTAACTGCACAACCACAGTCATTTAACTTTGCAATTGGTGCAGGAACATTTCTGCCAGGTGCAGGATTTGGACTACTATGGTCAGTTGCTGCACTTGACGCAATGAATAAGAACCCTCTCAAGTTGCTACCTACTGAACTTGAAGAGCATGTGTTTAAGATTGCATTCCCATATGGTACACCTGATATTAAGAACGCTGGTCTATTAGAAGGACCATTGCTATCATCTAACTGGGTACGTGCGCTTGGCGGAGTGTTTGGTGTTGAGACATCATTTGCTGCAGCATTTGCACCTAGCATGAACTACCTCGCATCTAGCGGAGAGTATGACTTGCTAGACCCAGATGACCAGTCTCGTTTAACACAGGATGGTCAGAATCTTGCACGATACTTTACAATGTGGCGTGGATTGTTTGGTGCCTTGACACCTATCCCATTTGCTTTACGCCCTGAGGCGTTAGCAAAGAATAAGAACGGTGACACTGTACTTGCTACAGCGTTATGGACTAACTTTAAGGCTATTGAATCAGCAGCAGGCAGTGATAAGTCTAAGGCTTATGTTGACTTCCTAGATACATACGGACCTGAGCAAGTCTTTGCTATCATTAAATCAACCACAGGATATGAACCAACCAACCTTCCTACATACAATATGATTAAGAATGACCCTACAGTTGTTCAAAAGTATGCTGATGTATATGGATATCTATATCCTAATGGTGAACTATCAAAGGTTCTATACCAATATCAGAAGGAACGTGGCGCATTCGCCAGAATGTCAGCCAAGGAAGTAATGGATAAGGCAGTTAATGTCCTTTATACCGCATCAAAGGAGCGTCTAATGACACGCTCGGTCGGTGAGGGTTGGTCATCTACACAGTACGATGATGCACTTAGCAACCTGACTAAGTCTTATAACCTTAGCGGTAGAGTACAACCAGAGTATGATACACAATGGAGAGAGCGTGCATTTGCTCAAATCAAACTAGCATCTGAAGACCCTAAGTTAGCAGACTCTAGTGCCTTGATTGCAGCACGTGCGTACCTTGACCTACGCGATGATGCTATCACTGCTAGTGGAATGAAAACTCTTGCTAATAAGAAGTCTGCACCACAGCGTGCATGGCTTGCTAATGAAGCACTAAGATTAATTACTAAATACCCAGACTTCCAAAAGATTTTCTATGGAGTCTTTAAGAAAGAATTGGAAGGGTAAACGATGCCAGTAACAGGACAAGCCGAGGCAAAGCAAAAGGCTGCCAATAAGAAGAAGGCAGAGAGCAAGACTGCTGCATCTCAGGCTCAACTTGAAAGAGAAGCAGCCAATAAACCTCCAACTAATGCTGCTGGAAGTGGCACAAGTATCAGTGGCATCCCTCTAGGCACATCAGTTATGACTGGTCGAACAGTGCAACAGCCACCGCAGTTTGCTGGTGGACAGCCTGTTGCTAACGCACCAGTATTTAGCAAGGCAATTTACACAACTGATTCTCCATATTTAATCCCTGCTACAATGAGCAATTCGCAAAAGGCTAATTTGCTTGCAGCATTGGGACAGATTCCAAATCTTTATGCTAAGGGCCAGGCTCCTACAACAGACTTCATCAAGAAGATGGGTCAGGCTGTAACGTTACGTCCACAGGACTACGCCGCTCTTGGCACAATGATGAAGCAAGCAGACCAGGTTGGTGAGACTTACTCACAAACAATTATGCGTTTTGTCAGCAACCCTTCCCTTGCAGACCAAGCATTTGGTAAGGTAACTGGCGGTGGACCTAAAGCAATCCCAGTTACTAATCCTGAAGCGCTTGTTGCTGATATGACAAGCAAGTATCTTGACTTGTTTAATGTCGCCCCAGATAAGAAAACTGCCACAGCATATGCTAATGAAATTAATAAGGCTCAAAAGGCAGCAGGAGTAAAGGGTTTTGCATTAAGCCAGCAACAACAAGAAGACATATTCTTGAAGTATGTGCAGAACGATGCTAACAAGCGTTATGCTGCTGCTAAGTTGACACCTGATACTGCAGATGATATGGCGTTAGAGCAAGGAGCACTAGGTGCTGTTGTTCGTAGAATCCGCCAGGCTCATGCAGATAATGGCATCCCAACATCAGATAGACTTGTCTACTCAGAAGCATTAAAGGGAATTAGAAGTCAGCAGGCTTTGCAGACTACATTAGATAATATTCAATCCAGGCTACAACACAGTTCCCAGCATGGAAAGAAGATATCCTAAAGGGTGTATCAGTGAAAACATTGCTTACTCCTTATGTAGCATCATATGAAAAGATTTATGGCAAAACTCCTGCACCAAC